ATTGTTTCCTCCGCTTCCATTCACGAAATAACATATATCTTTATTTATTATATCGCCGTGCAAAAATTTTTCAATTTTTTCTTTTTGACCTATTGACTTTTTGACTTTTAGCAGTATAATAACAATCGAAAGGTGATTGAAGCACCTTCCCAATAAAGATATTCACATGGCTGAGGCGAATACCAAACAGCGCATCAGCCAACAAAAAAACCTAAGGAGTTGATCATCATGTTTGGACTTGTACCTTTTGGCGGACATCGCGGGCTTACCTCACGTGAGCATAATACCCCGTTTGATCTCTTCGACGCCATGCGCGATTCCTTCTTCGACAGCAGCTTCCCCGCAGCGAACTGGGGGGCATCCTCATTCAAGGTGGACTGCTGAATTTGCCATTTCTTTACCACGTCCGAAGCAGCCCCGCCGCTGGCGTACGCTCGAATCCGATGTACCCAAACTCGGAACATTCCGGCGCGTCAACGTTGCGCACCCAGACCAGCGCTTCGCCAATCCCGATATCGCGCATATCTACTCGCCACTCGTTTTCGTAGTCGCTGACGTAGAAATACGAGTCCAGAACACCAAACTCTGTGTAACTGCGGATAACGTGGTAAACGACGCTATTGTTATCCTGCTCCCACTCACGGAGAATCTGCAAATCCTCATCCTCAACCCAGTACAAACCGCCGAATGGCGGCTGGCTGAAGTTGATGAGCCCCTGCTTCTCAAACTGCTCAATGGCATCCGGGTGCAGCCGCATCGCTTTCATGCGATGGATGGCCTCCTGAATCATGCGCTCTTTACTGATCTTCATGCTATACCCCTTTCACAAACTCATCGATGCAAGCAGCCAGCTGTTCCGGCGTAACGGGGATATACCGCTTCCAATACAAATCTGTCCAGTGCCCCTTACGGAAAATCATGCACTCCGTAATTTCTGCCGGAGGCACTGCACAAAGCGACGCATAATATTTCTTACCGTTGCGTGTGAAATTGCATTTGTATCCACGCGTCCGTTCGTTATACTCGATTGAATAACGCATCCTCATCATCCTCCTCAATCGGTTCTCCCATCTCGATTTCGTACAGCGTCAAGAGAAAATCGTTGCCATAGTGCGCGCGGAGGTCTTCGAGTTCCTGCCGATCGCGATAGCCGTAGTCAAGAAGTTCGACATACGCCCGCTTCTCCAAATCATTAAGATCGCTGGGAACATCGTAGAAATCACTCAGGACATCTTCGTAATACCCCGAATAGCTCCAATCTTTGATCGTCGCAAGCTTTTCTTTCTCAACGTACTCGTACCGGGGAAACTCCGCACCCGTACTCTCACGAACAATCTCAATCACCTTCTCAACGACGCGCTCAAGTTCTGGAACAACGATGAACTCGTGTTCCGTGTGCGCGTTGTAGTACCCCGATGAGAGGTTCACGGCTGCGACGCCCAGCTCCGGTGCGATATGACAAATGTCACTAAACGACCCAAGGGCGGTTTTGAAGCCTTTGCTGTTGATGTAAGCCTCAAAATCTGCGTTGTCGCAATCGTAGAACACTGCGTCGTCAGAGCCGCGCCGATCGATCTCTATGATGCACTTGAGCTTTTTCAGCCCCTTCGGGAGATATTTTTTTGTCTCGAAATCATCCGCGAATGCACCCGCCCCGAGGCATCCAACCTCCTCATCACAGGTGAAGAGAAGCCAAGGCTTTACTTCAACACTTTCATACGCTTTGAGGATGGCATACACACCGCAGCGATCATCGCCACCAATGCCTTCCGGGGACATCCAGACCGTTTTGTCACGATTCTTGCAGATGGTCTTGACCGATGTCTTGTGCACCGTGTCAAGATGTGCCACCAGCATAATTGGCGCTTCACCTTTCACGAGAATATAGTCTCCATACGAACTCACGCAGGTTCTGTAAAACCGCTTCTTCAAGCGATTGAACAGCTTTTTCTGGGTTGGGTAAATTACATTTTCAAGCGTGACCATAATTCACATCCTCCACTCCGGCACAGTTTTCGCAAACATCGTCCTCGTTCAAGGAATCTTCGTAGTACAGCTGACCGCACTCTTTACAAGGGCGATAACAATTATCCGCGCAATCTTGACAGATCCGTACTGTGTATCCTCCCCTGCAAATTGCCATAATCAGGTTATCGGTGCGGTACCATTCCCCACACTCGTCGCAGGTATCGTAATATTCATCTCGACAATCCGGACAAAGATCCATGCCGTCCAAATACGCCATTGAGTCATTCTCGCACATGCTTCCACATTCATCACAGCGCGTGTAGTATTCGTCGAGACAGCTTTCACAGACATACTGTGCGTGCCCGCGCCGATCCAGAACTTCATACGTCTGACTGCACGGACTCCCACAGCAATCGCATGTTTCACTGTCCGTGCAGTCTTCACAGAACACGCCGTGTGTTGTCTCGCAGGCACATGAAATACACAGCCCGCACTCGCCCACCGGGAATTCCTCGTAATCATCCGCGTGGTCGCTTCTGACGGAGATCTTTGCATTAAAATCTTCGTGAACCCAATCGGGATATCCGCCAAAATCGTCGCCTGCCGAGATAGTAATGCGGTTCTCTTCGCTCACATATTTTCGTGTTTTCCAGAGATTGGCCGCATCTTCAAGATCAGAGATCTCGCGCTGAATGAGATCACGATAGACCGCTGATTCCTCCTGCGCGCCTTGTGTACCTCCACTTGTGTTATAAAGTCGGCTCTGAAGAAGAACCCCGTTGCCCGGTTTATACATAAACACTTGCCGCGTCGTCTTGCGGTTGTTGAGCGTTTCCGGATTATTGGGATCCGCCACTGTAAACGCAATAAACGACACCTTATCACGCGCATATCCGGAACAACCACTGTTGTACGAATACTCCGTTGAGTTGAGCGAGTGACAGCTTGTGAGGGTATTTCCACGCTCATCCCACTTTGGGTTGCTCATTGTGAGAAAGTGTGCCGGATTCAGTGAGACAAACAACTTGAAGTTGATGCGCTTGGCGCTCATTTCATCCGCGATCTTCGCAAAAGTCCGCTGGAAATCACTTCCCGCCGTCTCATCTGCGAGCCCGAGATGCTGACAAAGCGCTTTGAAGATGCGGCTTTTCTTTTTGCCCGGGGCGTAAGCCTTCGGCGCGAGTGCTTTGATCGCGTTGATGTAGTCCTGCATCCACGCGTCCGTGTCTTTCGCAGTGAAAAAGCATTTCGCCTTTTCAACATCATCGTGGTTGTCGAAGGTTCTCGCGGGATCCAGAATCTCCGATGCAAGATTATGAATCACTTCCGGGTCCGGGTCGTGCGTTCGTGTTCCGTTGATAACCAGTGCGTCAAGCTCCTCATCCCAAGCAGGTGACTGCCGGAAAAGCTCGCGAAGTTCGCGCTTCGCCTCAACGCTGTCTTTCGCCAGCCGCGTAACGAATCGATCGCACATTGCGTGCATAATGTCATCCTGCCGTGTGTGCCGTGCATAATCTTTAATCGCCTGCCGAATGTTCTTTTCCAGCGAGACGACCTTTTCTTCATCCGTCATGACGTTCTCCTTTCAGCATTCCATCGTTGATGTAGTTAGCGAAGATCCAGTTTCGGCAGCGACGCTGTCGATCTGTAAAATATCCGTGCTGCGGATGTGGAACATAGTTCTGAAAGCGTATCTCGCGCGCATCTGTGATACGAAGGCGAATATTCTGATTGTCAATTTGAATTACTTCGCCCGGCGCAGGAATAAACGCGACATGCGTATTCTGGCTGTAATCGTATCCCGCGCTGAGACCGCAGAGATAATAAGCTTTCGCGAGCGGATCCGGCGAGATTTCCATATCGATATGCGCGTACATTTTATGTAGCGTTCCGTAATAGACGTTGTTGAATCGCTTGCCGATAAAGCACTGCGCACAGCATTCGTAGATATTCACAGCATGGATCTCGCGCAGCCAAAAGAACTCATGGTATCGTTTTACTTCAAGTGTCATGTGCATGGGTTGTCCTCCTCTGAGGCGCCGCCTGAAAAGGCGGCGCCTTTTTATGTCTTACGCAGCCTGTTTTTTACGCCGCGACTTCTTGGCCGGAATGAACTTCGTGACTTTCTCACCGGGCGCCCACGAAAGGTCAATCTTGAACGCCTTCGTATCGCCCATTTTCTCAATCCGGCAGGACCATTTTGAGGTCTCAATGCTGATGTCCTCATTCGGTTTCGCGAGCAGTTCATCATTCACGGCCGTTTCGACAAGTTCAACAACCTTTTGGGCATTCGCGGCACCGAGGTATCGCGCCATCCAAAATGCTGCGAGCTTGTAATTACGGACGGTGAATACCGCCTCCGCCTTGCAGCGCTTCGCGCCGATCGCAATGTCCATAACGTTTTCTTTCGCGTCATAGTTGCCCTGTCCGGGCTCGTGAATCTTGACCCAGCGGGTCTGCTTCAGTTCCAACATGATTTTGTCCTCCTTTGACAAATTCAGCTTGCCACCGACATGGATTGATAAGCTAAATGCTGACGCTATGAAGGCGCGTGTCGCTCTTTGGTGCGATGCAGATCGTCGCATCAATTTCGACCCGAAGAATGCGCCGACCATCGGCGAAATTCTCGAAGCGCTCAATCCCGACAAAAACAACTGAATCGTATAGGAGGACAAAATGTTAGAAATCAAAGTAACCATCAACGCCCCCGAACTCGTAAACGCTATTCACGCACTCGCGCAGTCGATGCAGGGACGTTCACCCTCTACCGAGACCCCCGCACCAAAGGTTGATTCTATTCCCGTGCCTGAACCTGCCGTTCCGGTTGCAGCAGCTCCAACGTATACCGTGGAGAAGATTATGGCCGCAGGATCAACTCTGATGGATGCGGGCAAAATCAACGACCTGATGAACCTGCTTCACAAGTTCGGGGTGCAAGCGGTTATGGATCTGAAGCCGGAACAGCTTGGGGCATTCGCAACTGAGATGCGTGCACTCGGGGCGGCGATATGAGTGCGCACGCTCTGCTGTCACCGTCAAGTGCACATCGCTGGCTGAATTGCCCGCGAGCACCTCGCCTTGAAGCGACGCTCCCCGATCGCTCGACAGTGTATTCCAAGGAAGGCACCCTAGCGCATAGCGTTTGTGAGATCAGTGCAAAAAATCACTTTGGACAAGCGACAAATGCCAGCTATAAAGCGGCACTCAAACGCTACCAAAAGAACGAGCTGTGGGACCCGGAGATGTTAAGCACTGCTGAAATCTACGTCGAACATCTTGCGAGCAGAGCGATGAGCTTTCAACATCAGCCGGTCGTCGCTTTTGAAACGCGCGTAGACATCACGAGCTACGTACCTGATGCTTTCGGACGCTGCGACTGCATTATGTTCAGCGGCGATACGCTCATCATCACTGACTATAAGCACGGCAAAGGCGAACCGGTAGATGCCGAGGAAAACCCACAGTTGATGCTTTATGCACTCGGTGCATTGAAACTGTATCGCCCATTTTTTGGCGACAGCATCCTGAACGTAATGATCTGCATCGATCAGCCGCGCATAGACTCTTACCAAACATGGACGATATCGACAGCGGACCTCCTTGCGTGGGGTGAAAGCATAAAGCCAAAAGCACAAATGGCCTACGCTGGCTTCGGCGAATTCAAGGCGGGCTCATGGTGCAGGTTTTGTCGGGCAAATGGCCAATGTTCAGCGCAAGCAGAACAACAGCTCTCTGCCTTAGATGACTTCAAAGATTCAGTGGATCACCCAGATGAGCTGTTGTCACCGGAGCGAATGAGTGAAGCTCTGAAAAAAGGTGAAACACTCATCGCGTGGTATAACTCTCTCAAAGAAAAAGCCCTTGAGACGATTCTTGCGGGAACTCCGATTCCAAACTTTAAGCTGGTTGAGGGTAAAAGCTCTCGCGAATGGAGCGATCAGGATAAAGCGCTTGAAACGCTCGAAAAGAACGGAGTCGACCGTGCGATTATCTATGACAATGCTCCGAAATCTTTATCTCAGCTCGAAAAGCTGATTGGCAAAAAGAAATTCGGTGAGCTTGTCGGAGATTTCGTTGTAAAGCCACAAGGCAAACCCACACTCGCGTCATCAAGCGACCGAAGAAAAACGTTCAACAGTGCAGTGTCAGATTTCAAAGATGTAACAGGAGGACAAGAAAATGTATAACAACATTCCGACGCGCGTTCTTACCGGTGAGGTTCGCCTCTCGTATTGCAATCTCGTTACGCCGAATACAAATAGCAAAGACCCGAATGCTGTACCAAAGTATTCCGTAACGCTGCTGATTCCAAAGACGGACACCGCTGTAAAATCCAACATTGATGCCAGCATCGAAGCCGCCGCAGTTGCTGCACAGGCAAAGATCTGGGGCGGCGTTCGACCACCGGTCATGCCCACCCCTGTCCACGATGGTGATGGCGTCCGCGATAACGGCACGCCGTTTGGTGATGAATGCAAAGGCTGTTGGGTTATCACAGCAAGCTCAAAAAACAAGCCGCAGGTAGTCAGCCAAAACGACATCCATACTGAGCTTCTTCCGCAGGACATTTACAGCGGCATGTACGCTCGCGTAACAATCAATTTCTTCGGCTACAATAGAGCCGGCCGGCGCGGCGTCGGGTGTGGCCTCGGAAACGTCATGAAAACACGCGACGGCGAAGTTCTCGGAGGGTTCGTATCAGCCGCATCTGATTTCGCAGAAATCGGTCAGACAGTTGCGCCCACAAATCCGATGGGCGTAACGGCGCAGCCGGCAGTCAATCCACTCACGGGACAGCCTCTTTTCTAAATAAAAGCTGATACCAAAAGGGCGTGGTTGTGGAACTTCCACGACCGCGCCCTTTTTAGCATTTGGCGTTAGGAGGCTACATGAAACATCTATCCATAGACCTTGAAACATACAGTAGCGCCCCGATTGATAAAAGCGGTGCTTTCAAGTACATCCAGAGCCCCGATTTCGAGATTCTACTGTTCGCATACTCCGTCGACGGGTCACCCGTCGAAGTGATTGACCTTGCTTGCGGTGAAACAATTCCGGATCACATTACCAAGGCGATCACCGATGGGCGGTATATCAAGCGCGCATACAATGCTGCTTTTGAATGGAACTGCCTGTCAAAATACTTCGGCACCCAACTCCCTGCAGACCAGTGGCGCGACACAATGCTCCACGGATTATACTGCGGATTCACAGCTGGATTGGACGCAACAGGAAAAGCTCTCGGACTGCCAGCCGAAAAACAGAAACTCACAATCGGGAAGGCGCTCATCCGCTATTTCTGCGTCCCCTGCAAAGCGTCAAAAACGAACGGCGGACGAACACGCAATTACCCAAAACATGACCCCGCGAAATGGAATCTGTTCAAAGAATATTGCCGCGGTGATGTTGTGACAGAGATGGAAATTGCACGTCGTTTGTCGAAGTTCCCAGTCCCTGATGATATCGAAGCACAGTGGCGTATTGATCTTGCAATCAATACACGCGGTGTGGCTGTTGATATGGATCTAGTTCAAGGCGCCCTTGAGATAGCAGCTAAAACACAGACGGATCTCGTAAAAGAGGCACAAGACATTTCGGGGCTATCTAACCCGAATAGCGTTGCGCAGCTCACAAAATGGCTAGAAGATACGCAGCACCAAATGGTCCCCGATCTGCGCAAAGACACGGTAGCTATTCTTCTTGAAAAGAAAGATTTAAGCCCTGATACACGCAGAATGCTTGAAATCCGACAAGAGCTCGGAAAAACAAGCACAAAGAAGTACAACGCGATCGAAGCGGCTGTTTGCGACGATGGCCGCGTACACGGACTCCTACAATTTTATGGAGCCAATCGGACTGGACGTTGGGCGGGACGTCTCGTACAAGTACAAAATCTGCCACGCACGTATATCAATCTTCTGCCACAAGCACGAGATGCCATCAAAAAGCGCAAAAGCAGCTTGCTAAAACTGATGTATGGCTCTGTTCCGGACACTCTGTCACAGCTGATCCGAACAGCATTTATTGCGGCTCCGGGAAATGTGCTGGTGGATGCAGACTTCTCCTCCATCGAAGCAAGGGTTATTTCTTGGCTCGCGGGAGAAACGTGGCGTCTGGATGTTTTTCGCACACACGGAAAGATATACGAAGCGTCAGCCAGCCAGATGTTCGGTGTACCAATCGAACGTATCACAAAAGGAAATCCCGAATACAGCCTGCGCCAGCGAGGAAAGGTTGCTGAACTTGCCCTCGGTTATCAGGGAGGAAAAGGTGCTCTCGTCGCAATGGGCGCATTGAATATGGGGATTCCAGAAGATGATCTGCCTGATATCGTATCGCGCTGGCGCGAAAGCAATCGGCGCATCGTTGACCTGTGGTACACTCTTGAAAAAGCGGCGATCACAACCATTCATACGGGACAGCAGATCGGCGTAAAAGGCCTCATATTCTCAAGAGAGTTTGATCTTGAAAATGATCTTGATTTTATGTCGATCACTTTGCCGAGCGGTCGGAAGCTCTATTATGCAAAACCCGATCTTACCACGAATCAGTGGGGCAACCCGTCTATTCAGTATTATGGCGTGGATCAGCAGACAAAGCAGTGGACACCACTGGAAACATACGGAGGAAAGCTTGTCGAAAACATCGTTCAAGCGATCTCCCGCGACTGCCTTGCAATCGCTATCAACACTCTTGAAGCCGCTGGATTTCCAGTTGTTTTCCATGTTCATGATGAAGTGGTTATCGACTGCCCAAAGGAGAAGGCTGATCTCGACAAAGTTATTCGCTTAATGACACTTCCTATTCCGTGGGCAAAAGGACTCCCCCTCAATGCCGACGGGTGGGTCGGGGACTTCTTCAGAAAGGACTGATGATGAATGCTTGAAAACATAGAGTTTATTGCTGAGGCTCTTGATGAAGGTGAACTTCTTTGCCAGCTTGCTGAGGAATGCAACGAACTTGCAAAAGCAGCGTTGAAACTGCGCCGTGCACGTACGCAGATAAATCCAACACCCATAACCATTCAACAAGCCGAGCAAAACATCACGGAAGAAATCGCCGATGTTTGGCTGGTACTATCAGTGCTCGGTCGCGACCGAGCATCATGGGCTACGATGCTTTTCAAATCAGAGCGCTGGTGTAAGCGCCTAAAGGAGCTTGGGAGATGATGCGATATGACCGCGAAATAATCATCTCCGTGGGCACCAGCCGAAAAAGCACCAGCTGGCAACCCCTGACGCTTATGCTCTCAGAGTTCTACAAGAAGCTCGAAGTACCAAGTCGATCAACAGAAAAGCTGAGCGAATATCTCGCGCTCAGTAAATCAGAGCAGAATGATCGCAAAGACATCGGTGGCTTTGTTGCCGGTGCACTCTCGGGACCACGCCGCAAAGCAGATGCAGTACAAACCCGCGAACTCATAGCGCTGGATCTCGACAACGTTCCGCCCGGAGGAACGGATGATGTTCTCAAACGCATACAAGCACTAGGCTGCGGATATTGCGCATATTCTACGCGCAAGCACGCGCCTTCCGCACCGCGGCTACGTGTACTGTTTCCGTTTGATCGACCGGCTACCGCAGACGAATACGAACCCGTTGCCCGCTTTATCGCGGATAAGATCGGATTGGAGCTTGTCGACCCGACGACATTTGAAGCCTCACGCCTCATGTACTGGCCGTCCTGTTGTAGTGACAGTCAGTGGGTATTCAAATACGTGGACGGGCCGATGCTCTCCATCGATGGGCTGTTGAAGGCTTTCGATGAGAAGTTCGGAGATTGGCACACCGTAGCGAATTGGCCGCAGGTTCCCGGTGCTGAAAACGTGTTCCGGGGACTGGCTACAAGGCAAACGGATCCGCTCAGCAAAGCAGGAATCGTAGGCGCGTTCTGCCGTGCGTATGACATTCAAGGGGCGATGGACACGTTTTTACCCGGAATTTATATTCCGGTTGAGTCAAATCGTTACACCTATTCAGGCGGAAGCACAACTGGCGGCGCGGTGATCTATGACAACGGGGTGTTCCTTTATTCGCATCACTCCACAGACCCATGCAGCGGCCGTTTGGTAAACGCTTTTGACATGGTGCGACTTCATAAATTTGGAGATCGTGACGATGCGGCAACACCGAACACTCCGGCAAATCGACTGCCATCATACACGGCGATGTGCGAACTCGCGGTAGCAGATACAAAGGTGTCGCGTCAACTGGCGAAGGAACGTGCCGAATCAGCGATCAGTGATTTCAGTCAGATCACTGATGAGGCGTCGGAGGGCGAAAACTTCGATTGGACAACCGAGCTAGAGCTTAATTCCAAATCCGGCGACCTTAAAGCAACAATCGACAACATTTGGATCATCCTTGAAAATGACCCAAATTTACGCGGCAAATTCGCACTGAACGAATTTGCCGGTCGCGGCGAAGTGCTGGGAGACCTTCCTTGGAGTTCTTTCAAAAAGCGCCGTGCGTGGTCGGACAACGACAACCACGGTCTGTACTGGTACTTCGAGAAGGTCTATAAGATCACAGGTAATGGGAAGATTGACGGTGCACTTTCCTTGCATTCAGACCGGCACAAGTTTAACGACGTCAAAGACTTTCTTCTATCTCTGCACTGGGATGGTGTTCCGCGACTGGATACGCTTTTCATCGATTACCTTGGCGCAACTGACTCGCCGTATGTGCGAGCGGTTACACGAAAAGCATTCACGGCAGCCGTTGCACGAGCGATGGATCCCGGATGTAAATATGACACAATGCTGGTTTTGTCCGGACCACAAGGCATCGGTAAATCCACGCTCTTGGACAAGATGAGCAAGGGCTGGTTCAATGACAGCATCCGCACATTTGAAGGTAAGGAAGCGAGCGAGCTGATACAAGGCGTTTGGCTTGTTGAGATCAGCGAGCTGGAAGCGTTTCGTTCCACCGATGTTGGGCGTATTAAACAGTTTCTCTCTCTACGCAGCGACCGCTATCGCGCAGCATACGGCAGGCACGTAAAAGAAATTCCACGCGGCTGCATATTCTTCGGAACGACAAACGTAAGAGAATATTTGCGTGACCGCACTGGTGGACGAAGATTCTGGCCTGTCGATACGGGGCTCATAAAAGTCACTAAAAATGTGTGGCGAGACCTCGACAACGAACTCGATCAAGTGTGGGCGGAGGCCTTTATGCGGTGGAAGCTCGGTGAGACGCTCCATATCATTGGCAGCCTCGAAGAAGTAGCGAAGAAAGAGCAAGAAGCACACAGAGAGGTAAACAGCCTTGAAGGCGTTATCGCCGATTTCCTCGACCGGCCAATACCGGAGAACTGGGCAACATTACCCTTGGCAAAACGATTGATGTTCCTCAACGGCGAAACAAATGGCGCGGAAACATCGCTGGTCCAGCGCGAAAGGGTCTGTGCACTCGAAATCTGGTGTGAAGTAATGCTGCGCGGATGCGGTGACATGCGCCGAACAGACGCAGCTGAAATCAACGACATTCTGAACTCTATGCCGGGGTGGGAACGTTCTGAAGGATCACTTCGATTCGGATATTGCGGGAAGCAAAGGGGGTTTGTGCGAAAATGTTAGGCTTCTATGGTTGCGTTGCGATTTGTGCCGTCGCATACTTCGGACTCATCGTGGTTCTCTGTATCTCGGATGTTGTTGAAGATGTGTGGAAAAACAAGAAATAAGGTGGAACATTCTCCGGAACATTCCCAGCGAAAAGCTCATTTTAGGCGCGATATTCAAACTTTAGGCGGGAAAAGAAAGCGGAACAAAATCTGGAATGTTCCACCCAATGTTCCACCCAATGTTCCGGGCTAAACCCTTGATATTACTGGATTTCTATACTAAGTGGAACAACGGAACAAAAATTACTATAGAGTGGTCTAAACAGGCGGATTAGGCGTATTAAAAGACATATAGAGAACTGTTATTAAAATCGCATACGCCTAATCCGCCTGTTTGCGCCTGTGTATACGCGCGTGCGCGCGCGAGAATGTTCCACCCCCTTCAGAAAGGAGACAACATGCATAAAGTGGATAAGTACGCCCCAGATGTTAAGAAACTCATTGAATATACGTCTACAAATGCTTGTGAATGTGACGATTTCTCATGGGCTAAGAAGTTGGAACAGGCCTACAAAGAGGATAATGATGCACTTGATTACGCGTTCATTGATGTCTTTCGAGCATGGGCAATCAAGCATGGTCTTTGATTGAAAGGAGTCAAACAAAATGAATGGGAAACCCGCAGGACTCTCCATCGAGGAGCAGGAGGCAGTCGGGAACATTACGCCAGAAGATGATACCCCTGAAATGAACCGCATCGATGCAAAGGCAAAAGCAGCGTTGGAGATGGGGCTCAGTTATGGCAAATACGTGGCTTGGCAGCGTGGATTGCTGCGCGTGAAAGGGTTTGATGATAATGGCAAAACGACCTAAACGGGTTATCTATCGCATTTGGAACAGAGCTCGAAAGGCGTGGCAGTTCCCCGATCTTTTTTCTCCAAGCGCTGAAAATCTGATGAAAGCGTTCTTCGACAAAATTGGATACGACGCCCTGAAATGGCGCTTTGAGCTCCGTCCGTGGATGCGATTGAACCCACAAACAAAAGCCTTTGAACCGGCGCTCCCTAAAAATGTGCGTGGTTTTGAGGATGGCGCCCCCGGTTTTGATCTTGAACGCGTTCGCGACCAAAACGCAGCCTATGTTTTGATGCAGTACCTCATTCGACTGGATGCTGAATGGAGCGCTGAAAATGCTTGAGAAGAAAATAGAGCGCTGCCTCGTTGAAGGCGTAAAAAAGCGCGGCGGGATGTGCCTGAAGTTTGTAAGTCCGAGCACACCGGGTGTGCCCGATCGAATCATCATCACAAAAACGGGACGTGTGATATTCGCCGAACTCAAAACTGAGACCGGAAGACTCTCGAAGATGCAGCAATACATCACCGGACAGATGATGCAGCGAAAAGCTGATGTACGAGTTTTGTACGGTGTGTCGGCGGTGGATGAGCTGCTTGCGGAATTGGAGGCGGCGACATGAAATTTACTCCGTTCCCCTACCAAGCGTACTGCATCGACAGCATTATCTATAATCGTGCGGTAGGCTTGCTGCTCGATATGGGTCTCGGCAAAACGGTAATTACCCTTTCTGCGATACACGACCTGCGGTTCAACCGCTGGGAGGTTTCACGACCGCTCATCATCGCACCGAAAAAGGTAGCGGAAGCGACGTGGACGACAGAATGTCAAAAGTGGGACCACCTGAAGAAGATGCGGATTGTTCCAGTGCTTGGCACGTTAAAGCAACGCATCAAAGCACTCGCGACCCCCGCAGATGCGTATGTCATCAATCGTGAAAATACGACGTGGTTAGTGAATTACTACAAGAACGAGTGGCCGTTTGATATGGTGGTTCTTGACGAGAGTTCCAGCTTCAAGAACGGACAATCAAAGCGGTTTAAGTCACTGAAGTTGGTGCGCAACAGAATCAAGCGTATTGTAGAACTCACAGGAACGCCCGCCAGCAACGGTTTAGAAGATCTTTGGGCACAGATATACCTTTTGGATGGTGGAGCGCGTCTAGGGGCAACTCTGGGCGCGTATAGGGCGAAATACTTTGTACCCGGACGCCGTAACCAAATGACGATCTTCGACTATAAACCGAAAGAGGGCAGTTTCGAGATGATAAAACAGGCGATCAGTGATATTTGTATCAGTATGAAAGCCAGTGATTATATCTCACTACCCGCGATGATTCAAGACGATATTCCGGTCGCGCTGGATGCAAAGGCCGCAAAAGCGTACGAGCGTCTGGAACGGGAATTACTGCTTGAAGTCGATGACGGCATGATTACTGCTGGGAGTGCAGGCGTTTTGACAGGCAAGCTGCTTCAACTTTGTAACGGTGCCGTATACGACGAAGATAAAGTACCGATCGAGGTTCACGATTGCAAGATTGAAGCATTTATGGAGCTGATTGAGCAGCTAAACGGTCAGCACGCTTTGGTATTTTATAACTTCCAGCACGATCGAGAACGACTGATTAAAGCGTTGGCGAAGACAAAGCTGCGCGTCCGCGTATACTCGCAAGCGAAAGACGAGCAAGACTGGAATGCTGGTGAGATTGATGTGCTGCTTGCGCATCCAGCAAGTTGTGGTTACGGCCTCAACTTACAGCAAGGCGGCTATCACGCGATATGGTTCGGTCTTACGTGGAGCCTAGAACAATATGAACAAGCGAACAAACGATTGCATCGTCAAGGTCAGAAGCATCCAGTGTTCATCCACCATCTGATCGTGCAGCACGGAATGGATGAAACCGTGATCGAAGCCCTGAAAAATAAAGGCGATGTGCAGAACGCTTTGCTCGCCGCCCTCAAAGCCCGTATTTCTCACTTGAAAAAGATTGGAGGTCGGACGCATGACAAGAGCTGAAGTCGCAGAGATTGTGAAGCTCGCCGTCGCTGAAAATGCTGCGCACCGTGAAGAAATCGTGCAGGAGGAACTCGATGCCCGGTACCACGATGTCAAGCTTCTTATGAAAAACTACCGCAAGCTCAAGACGCACTATCTCAATGCGAACGAGGACGTAGCCAGCATCTGCTGTCTCCGTGACAAAACACATTTGATGATGGATCACGTCGAAAAGATGCTTGCCGCCTACAAAGCAATATGCCATTCAGATTCCAACCCCGAAGAGATGCGGCGCTGGGATGCGTTGCGGCTCCGTTACCTTTCCGAAAAGAAGCGTACCGTTTTGGAGATCGCTGAAAAACTCGGCGTTGATAAACGAACCTTCTTCCGAGACATCGGCCGAGCACTTGAAGATTTGTCCGTTCTTCTTTTCGGGTTAGAAGCCATAGGAACATGGCGTCCGAAGAAATAAAATACACAGTCTGAAAACCGAAACGCCATATTACTTTCGAGTTTCGGTTTTTTTTTACCCCTAAAAAATAGAACATAAATTCGCATAAAAGCATGGTTGCGTTAAAAATTTTTAGAAAAACTTTCCTAAAAGTATTGACATATACGACTACAAGTCGTATAATAGGAGTATAAAGAAATAAAAGAGAAAAGGAGCGGGTTAAAATGAAAAAAGAAATCGTCGCAGAGATCATCTCTGACAAAGCCTCACTGTACGGCTTCGAGGTTGAAGCAGGAGGAATGCTTCCCCGAATCAAATCCGACAACATCAACATCAGTTTGGTAGCCGAGATGGACTACGACAAGTCTGATATGAAAGCCGGCAAAGCTTGGATGAAAGTAATTGCCGCAGCAAGCATATCTAAAATGGGCGGAAATCCCACGCCGGATGAACTTTTGACGGCCGCCAATGAAATCGCACGCGGCGCACATTTGGTGGAAGAGATTCAGAACATGAATCTCTCCTTCATCTACGAGAAATAAGCCGAAACGCCCTCTGGGGCGTCTGTGCAGGATGGCAACCTGTGCACTGATGATGGCAAGCCGTAGAAAAAGAAAGGACAATCAAAAATGGATGAACAGAAGGTATTCAACAACGCCCGCGAATTCGGTATTCTCGGAGAAGAGCTCTTCAGCCTCGTAGATAAGCTCAAAAGCATCTGTGATGCTTGCGACACCTACGAAGATGTCGAAATGACGTACGAGCTCATCGACAAGATTGCGGATCTGAAAGCCCGCCTTGCCGCGATTTAGTAAACCCCTATCGAGCCGAGCCCGAAAGCACACACGCTTTCGGGCTTTTCTTTTGTTATTTTCTAGAATACATATTCTTATATGTGCGTGGTATGCCGTTCAACACCCCGGAACATTCTCCGGAACATTCCCGGCGAAAAGCTCATTTTAGGCGCGATATTCAAACTTTAGGCGGGAAAAGAAAGCGGAACAAAATCTGGAATGTTCCACCCAATGTTCCACCCAATGTTCCGGGCTAAACCCTTGATATTACTGGATTTCTATACTAAGTGGAACAACGGAACAAAAATTACTATAGAGTGGTCTAAACAGGCGGATTAGGCGTATTAAAAGACATATAGAGAACTGTTATTAAAATCGCATACGCCTAATCCGCCTGTTTGTGCCTGTGTATACGCGCGTGCGCGCGCGAGAATGTTCCACCTCTTGCCCCATTACTTACACCATGATATAATGTCATTGGAGGTGGTGAGACATGGCGCAGACCAAAGCACACGCAGATGCATCGAATCGATACAACAAAAAAGCGTATGATCGGTTGCATGTATCGCTACGTAAAGACGCTGAGCTGAATGGTGAATATGTTCGGGCGTATGCACAAGCCCGGGGCGAAAGCACAAACGCCTTTATCGTTCGGGCGATCAGGGAAGCGATTCAAAGAGACGAGCACTGAGGTGCTCGTTTTTTAATACCATCAGGAATTTTTTAGGAAAAAAATTCAAAAAGTGTATTGACAAAAGCCGTACACCATGTTATAATGAACATGAATTAAAGGAAAGCAGGAACACCGTGAGGAGGGTGAGCATGAAGAAAGATCCTGCGCGTGTAACAGTCCCGCATCGGGACAACCAGCCGAACTGGTATTGCGTTGCAACAAAGTTCGGCGCGGATGGTAAGATCGAAAGCGAGATCGTTGCAGATGAAACGACGAAGCTTCCGATCGCCGTCGAGATTCCAGACAAGCCGCTTGATGCGGTGTATGAGACGGCAAGCGCCACAATCTACTACACCTATCACGACAGCTATGAGGAAGCCCATCGCCAAATGGAGCAGTCCATGTCAATGGTCTCACCTGCCTGTTCTGAAATCATACGTACTTTCTCCAAGCGTTGTTATTCGCCGATAGACGCCATTTTTGAGGCTCTCTTGCAGTATCTTTTCGTCTTCGCGAATAGGCGGCATGGAGGCTTTTGCCTTCGCGGCAAGCTCCTCTGCGATTGTTTCTAAAACCGCTCGGATAGAGTTCATCTATCCATCTCCCCCGTCATCTGCAAGCAGTTCCTCTATTGTGCAGCCGTATAGCTTTGCAAGAGCTGGCAACTTGTCGGCACGGGGTTTTGCGACTCCGCGTTCCCACTTACTCACAGACGACTCTTTAACGCCCAGCAGTTTTGCCACTTCGCGCTGTGTGGGAATCGCCCCACGTAAACGTCTTTCGCGCATTATATTCATATACACACCCCCCTTGAACGCGCTTTCCTTTCTTTACACTCCTATTATAACACTTTTAGTCGTATATTGCAACTATAAGTATATAATTTTTCTTAAAAATTTATTGACGCCTTGAATGTTATTCAATATAATGAACTTACAAGAAAGGTGGTGCCTGTCATGAAAGACTTCGGAGCGCGGTTGAAAGCACTGCGGCGACAAGCTGATATTACTCAGAGCGAACTCGCCGATGTTCTGGGTGTTGTTGCATCTGCCGTCGGGAAGTATGAACGTATGCCCAATACCTACCCTAGCATCGAGGTTCTTATAAAGATCGCCGATTTCTTTCATACAAGCACAGACTATTTGTTGCGCGGTATTGATGTTGGTTCTGCTATTACGAATCACGTTGGCGGCGACATGATGAACAGTACCGTTGCACAGGCTCATTTGGGGGATATATATCTGAACAACAAACCTGTTACGCCAGAAGGCACAGAACTATTGCAGGTCTATAATTCTCTTAGTGGCCGAGATCGCTTAAAGTTATTAAACTTTGCCTTGTCGCTAGAGGAGGGCGAAAAATGAACCTGACGCTTGATATAAAAGAGCCGTGTAATTTCTTTTGGCTGCGCGGAATTCGCCGAGTGAGGATAGATCGGTGCTGCGCAAAATGTTTTATTGGCGATGCCTTTCACGAAATATATGAGAAAACGCACTTCGCAAAGAAAGCGCATATCGAGTTCGATATCCCTCACGATGATACGATCAAAGCCTATTATCTGTGCGGGCTGAGCCGGGGATTCATTTATGCGAATAACACTCACGTTGCTTTTAACCCGTGCACAGGTAAGAATATAGTAAAGGACACCGCACTGATACACCTTGAGATTACTGATGCACGCGAAATCCATTTCCAGAATTACACGCCGCACCCGGATGGAGAATATACCGAAGAGCAGCGCTCTTGCCGAAACTGGATATTTGCGAACTACTTCCTTGATGGGATGCCGCTGTGAAGCGCGTGGCGCTTTATGTTAGAGTCTCGACGCAAGAACAGGCGCAGGAAGGATACTCCGTCGGAGAGCAAAAAGATCGCTTGCTTAGTTTTTGCAAAGCGCATGACTGGGCCATCGCAGATCTCTATGTCGATGGCGGATATTCTGGGAGTAATTTAGATCGTCCCGCTATGCAGAAGTTGATGTCTGAAACTGATAAGTTTGATGTCGTTCTTGTGTATAAACTGGATCGACTGTCTCGTTCGCAACGAGATACGTTGCATCTTATTGAAGACATATTTTTACCAAACAATGTGGATTTTGTGTCAATGCAGGAGAGTTTTGATACCTCTACACCGTTTGGCAAAGCGATGATTGGCTTACTCGCTGTGTTTGCGCAGCTTGAGCGGGAGCAGATAAAAGAACGCACACGCATGGGTCGTATGGCGCGTGCAAAATTAGGATTGTTTCATGGCGGGGGATTCATACCTGTCGGCTATAATTGTGTAGAAGGAAAGCTAGTTCCAGATCCTTACGAGGCAGAACAAGTTCGTTTAATTTTTCAGTGGTTTCTTTCAGGACTGTCTCTTTTTGCTATACGAAAGCGTTTAATTGAAGGTGGTTATACAAATAAGCACCGTAGCTATTCATCGTATACAGCTGTTCGAAACGTCCTTGAAAATCCGCTTTATACGGGGCAGATCCATTTCCGCGACGTAGTTGTAGAAAATGCCCACGAAGCTATTATCAGTGTTGAGGACTTCCAGATGGCGCAAGCACTTAGAAAAAAGCAGCGCGAAAAAGTAACATCCACGCCATTTCGATCAAAGTATTTACTTACTGGGCTAATATTTTGCGGTGTCTGCGGTGCTCGCTTTTGCAAACGCCATCGATACTATACGTGTTATTCTGTGGCTAAAACAATGCCAAAGATGATAAGGGATCCAAATTGTAAGAATGACCGGTGGGAAGTTAGCGCCCTTGACGCGGCTGTGGAGAAAGAGGTGAGACGAGTTTTGATGAAACCAGCTCTGGCGAAAAGCATTTCAGTAAAACAAAAACAGCAGGGCCGCAAAAAAGAGAGCGCGTCAATAGAGAAGCGCATTCATGAAATCGATCGACAGATTGGCAAACTTATGGGGCTTTATCAAACCGATGAAATTCCTGTTGATGTATTGCGCGATAACATCAGTAAGCTCTATAACGAGAAAACAAACCTCCAAGCAAGAACAAATGAAAAGCCTAAGACAGACACAATGCCCTTTGATCTGGCACAGCATCTCCTGTCGGACGCAGCTCAAGTTTGGGATTTTGCAGATCTTGAGCAAAAACGCAGAATTTTACAGAGCCTTATAAAACGCATAGTATTGACAGGAGATAAATTCAGTATCGAGTGGAGTTTCGCATAAAAAAAGAGGGAGAATACCGATTCTCCCTCTTTTTTTTAAGTGTATGATTTGTTATGCCTTGATCGTCGGCGTCAGCGACTTGTCGAGCACGAGGTGCACAAGCCACACGCCGCCCTGCATCACCGCAGGGAGGACGACGGCATCGCGCCAGTAGCACCAGCCGTGCTCATCCTTCGCCTGCTCCTTGATCTGCGTCACGAACTTATCGACCGCCTGCTCGATGGCGGGGATGCACTCAGCGAGGATCGTGCGCGTCACGCGCTGCTTGACCTCCTCGGTCACCTGATCGACGTTGATCTCCTTGACGATTGCGTCTCTGATGTCTGTCCACTTGCTCATGATAGAATCTCCTTTCAGTTGTTCGGCGTTCCGCCGTTATCCTTCCAAAAATTACGGTACCAGTTTGCCTTGCCGCGCAGCACATCACCGCCGCGCGTGCCATCCTCTGCCCACGGGTTGTAGCAGGGGCTCTCCTCTGTACCGAGATACTCAAGGTCCCAGCGCTCGCAACCGTTTTTGGGGCCGTAGGGCTCGTGTGCATATACGCCGTCCTCGTTGTCCGCCGCCTCACCATGTGTCAGGACGCGCTGCTTGTCGATGGTCAGCCAGAGGCCGTTACAGAGTGCGGCGATTGCCTGCGCCATGCCGTCGATCTGTAGAGGCGTCGGAGACTCCTGTCCGAGATCGTCGGCCGTTGCCCCAACACATCCGAGGATACTGATGCTGACACTCCCACTGTTGCGCTTCCATGTTGCGGCGAGCACATCATCCAGCTCGCCATCTCCGATGACGTAGATCTCGCCGTCCTTGTCAATCTGGACATGATAATCATCCCAGAATTGACCGTAGTGCCCCGCCGACCAATGCAGGTACACTTTCGTTTCGCGGCCAATATATTCGGCGGCCGCTTGAATGTTCTCCCGGTACTCTCCCGCGAGTGCCTCAAGTTCTGCCGGCGTCACCCTCCGCATCGCGCTCCTGCTCAATACGTGTGCCATTATTTTTGCTCTCCTTTCTTCTCATCCTTCTCATTTTTCAGCTGTTCCAACGTGTCCCGCAACTTCTTCGGGACAGGCACGCCGGAGTTCGCGGCGTTCTCAACAATCGAGAGCCCCTCGTTGCCGATGAAGAACCAGATCACAAGCACCCGCGCTGCCTCACCACCCGTGAGATCGGAGATAAAATGTGCGAGGGCGATGATGGAGAGGATGAGCACTTTCTTGCAAATCCCTCGAAAGCCGACCTTGCTACTCCATCCGCCAAGGTTTGGATTGACCTTCGCCGCCAGCATCCCCGTTACATAGTCCAGTCCCATGAGTACCAGAAGCGCTTCCATTGCCTTATCCCATCCGCAAAGGTATGCAATCAATCCGCCTGCTACTGCTGTCATGCTTCCTGCCTCCACCTCCGTCCCTGTCGGCACGCAGTCTGCGAGCCACGTCAAAATACCTTGCACGAGCATCACTCCTTTCTGAGCAATCAAAAAGCCGTCATGAGGACGTGGCGGCTTGTGTTATACTACGCACGCTCGGCGAGGTAGGCGGCAACGTCCTCACTATAAATTTCGGGGACGATCTTCTGCCCCTCCTGTTTGTCCTCCTCGGAGATTGCCCATTTTCCAGAGCGGACGAGGAGCGCGTAGACAGGAATCATATAACTCCATTTCTTCATTTCTTATCACCCCCTTTCTGCGCATCGACAAGTGCGGCAACCTGCTCGGAGAGTTCTGCGACTGCCTCGGCTATGGCAAGTCGCTCCTCGTCAATAGGCGGCGACATTTCAGCCGAGATTTTGCTTTGCGGCAGAGGGGCATATTCCTTAATCTTAATATTTCCCGATTTATCCAGATAGAGATCTGCTGGGTTCAGCCACCGATTATCTTCAATAATCTTTGCATCTGGGTCTTTTTCTGCCATTACTACGAGCGCATCTCCACTCCCGCTCATGGTGTCGCACCGCCCTTTTCGGAATAGGTAATACATCTATCTTCCTCCTTTCAGTATTTGATGCCGTAAATCTCGATAATGCCACAACCTTGACTATGCGTGCGCCACACCTTTCCAGAGGATAACTCTCCTGCATACGTCCCCTTCTTTCCTCCAAAAATTCGCCAAACGATGCCATTATCATTAATGATACTAAAGGTGAATGAATTAGCAAACATAAGGTCTAACTCCCACTTGTCAAACACTCGTCTCGTGCAAAAGCTACACCCATCATCACATCCAAGAACAAGTATTTTGTCAAAGTCGGTATATACTTGTTTCAGCAAGATACAGCCTTTCCCATACCCACTTTTGGACGCGTTATCCCCTCCACAGGCTATAACGCCGCTCTCTGAGTTTTGGAGGTTACGGGCATCAACGCCATTATTTTCCGTTGCCATAAGTTCCCAGTTGATGAGCGCGGTTATCGTTGGCGTCTCATGACCTCCGATTGCGAGCACGGCATCCGCAATCGCCTGTGACACGAATGCCGTGCTTGCAATCTGATCGGTGCTCGTCCCCTTTGTCGCTGTCGGCACTGTCGGTGTGCCCGTAAGTGCAGGTGATGCGATCGGTGCTTTGTCGTCAAGGATTCGACGGATGTCTGCGTGTGCATCAGGAGCTTTGTTATGCGCATCAACGGTGGCTTCATACGCATCCTTCACCGTCCATTCGGCTGTGCCGTCAGCATAGGTGTCTCCTAATTTTGCTCCGTGTAGATTCAGCAATACGCCCGATGTTGTCCCTGCTTTTGTGCAAACCAATCGCCACGACGGGTGCGCGGAAAGTTGGATGTCGAACACCTTATCATTTAGATAATACTCCATATTCCGCCTTACAAGTCCTGCTGCTTTTTCGAGGATCTCTGTCGTGACGAGCCCTTGAGGATCAACAATCGGCTCTATTTTCGATGCCTGCGAAATGTCCACGTTCAGCGCGTAGGTGATTGTACTATTGAGCACGGCATCATGTGCCGCAATATAGTCTGGTCGGTCGTCAAGTGCGATCATGTAGAGGATTTCCCCGAGGTCTGGGTCCTCTGCAAAAAGCCCCCACTCCCGCGCACGAAACCCCGCCGAAACAGCGGTGTTTGTGACAACGCCAGTAAACTTGCAGAGCGTTCCAAGTCGCTCAATCCCCGTAATGCCGAACGCGATCTTCGCGCCCATAAGGTCGTTGAGATCAGCGGCTTCCGCGGTTGTCTCCATCCCATCGCCGAGCTTGAACCGCGTCATTTTCAGTTTTTCGCCTGCCTCAACTTTAAGCTGCAAGTCCCGCCCGCGATTGGTCAGGATTCCGCTCGTCCAGTTTGCCATTTCCATTCCTCCTAGATTTCATAATGTACTACCATGTATGGCGCAACATTAACACGTAGACTGATTCCAACCTGCGTATCTTTTCCTCGTTCAGGATAGATGTCATAGGTGCTCTGCGTATTTGTTACCGCACCGATATAAAGCACTGCGGATGCCGTTCCTCCTGATGATGCTTCGGGCATCAGCGTATAATCTGAGCGCTGTTGTGGGCACGCCCCGATGAACAAAATGCCCGTCGCCCTATTCGACACGTTCGCGGTCATTTGCAGATGGGACGGCTTCCGTCGATACAGTCCCCAGAACATCTCGCGCCGCTTTTCCTGCGAATTCGTTCCTGCTACAGTGACGGTAAATATGCCCGCACCCGTTGTCTCGTCCACGTCGATGTCAAGCCCATAGGATTCCTTCACCCACTGCTCAATGGCTCCCGGGCTGATTGGGCGTTTCTGTGGCTTTCGTCTGCGCAGCTGTTCACGTCGTTCCTCTAGCGTCATAGAGTAGTCATGCTGGATGCTGTACTTATCTTCCTGATAGTCGATGCCCCACGTAACGGTCTGTGTAAATACCTGTTCAGGCAATTCGGCAAGGCGCCCCCAGATGGTATCCATTTCCTCGCCCATGACCTGATAGAGCCACTTCATGACGTAGGCGTTTGCATAGATCGGCGAAACACGCGAGAGCATCCGTTTTCCTGTCGGCGATATGGGGAACTTATCCAGATCAATCATAGGTTTCCACCTCGATTGTTCCCGTCACGGGATATTCGTCCTCGTGGAAGATAATGTTCTCCACGCCACCATTGACGCGGAATTCTTTGAAATCAGCAACCCCTTCCACTTCATCCGCGAGAACCGCCGCCGTTTTCACATAACGTACGAGCTTTGTCTTGTCCTGCTCACTCTCGATGCTGACGTAGTACCGCAAGAGTGCCGCCTTGAAATTCGCCTTGATCTTCTCCACCGATGTATTTGCCTTGAGCTTCAGGCGGAATTTGTAGTTGACGGTGATTGGTGTCGGTGCCGCAACCAAGAAATCCATGACGCCGACGGGTGCAAGACGTTCTAGGCTTTTTCGTTCGTTCAACGAATCAGCACCCCAAATGTGCCTAAATACATTCTTCACGATCTGCGCGTTTGCCGGGAGCCCGTTCGCGTCGATGACAACGATTTTTACGCTGTTCGGTCCATTGTATGTCGGAATAACGGTGACAGAGCCAACGCCCGGGACTTCTTTTGCCCATCGCGCATAGTCGGCGTTATTGCCAACATAGCTCACGGCGTTTCCCGCATTCACATCGTCAATGCGTTGTCTCAGCGATTCATCGCTCTCAGCAGGTGTACCGCCCGTCATTGCATCTCGATTCGTCACTTTGCGAATACCCTGCATTGGGCTGAGCATGATCGTCACAGTGTCGTTGTCTACGTTGCTCCTTGTTCCATCTTCCTGCGCTTGTACGGGGATGTCCACTGTGCCGCTCGGAGGGATTTTTGCCGTTTCCAATGTTTCAAAACAGATTGCTGCGGAGCCTCCTGACGATGGCACGGCAAAAACAAAGCCTTGCGGAATTATGATTCCCGACTTTCCCTCCACCGTAACAGCGCCATACGCTCTGTTCGCCGCACGTCTCGTCAAGCCTGCTTCATGTGCATGGAGATCGAGCCACCGTCCATCCGCCCACATCGGGAACATGATTTGCAGAGCACGGATAAAATGGAACTGAAGCATTTCCGCGCATTCCAGTGCGGTGGGATAGGTCAAATCCCACGCAAAACCGCCCTCGGTCTTATCAATATCCAGAGGAAGGTTTCGCATCATGCGTTCCTCAATGCTCCGTGCACCTGTGTTCTTTAGCCAGTCTGGCGGCTCAAATGGTATGATTGCCAAATGTCTCCCTCCCTCTAGTAAGTCACTGTAAGTGTATCTTCATCCCACTCGTGCCCTTTGACTACGAAGGAGACTTGTAGGCTGTCCGCCCCGTTCCACGAGAACTGAAAGTTCTTCACGTACTCCGTCTCAGGGTTTACCATAAGCGCCTCGGTGATTGTGCGCTGGATTGCCGACTCAACCGCCGCGATGTCATTCTCCTCCTTTGCCGCACGCACAATCTCAACGCCGATCTTGTCGGAATAGGCAAGCTTTGTTCCACGCTCTGTAGCACATTGTTTCAAGCACCACTGGCAAAATGCCTCGCGTCCTTCCGCAAGGACAAAGCGATTCGCACCGTCACGGAGGAAGTCGCCCGCCTCGTAGTTGAAAGAGAAACTCTGTTTATAACTTCTCTTCTTCGGGCGTTCATTGTCCGCCACTACGGCAGGAAGATTGAACGTTGGATATAAACTCTGTCCCACGTCTGCCTCCTATCCTGCAACAATATCGCCACGATAGACGAGATCAACCACAACTGCCTCATCCTGCACCCATGCAACAAGCACCTTGTCGCCGGGGCGAATCCAATACATTTTCTCAGGAAGCCGCACATCATGCACATGGCTTCCACCGAATCCTGCACTGGGATGATCGTGTGCACCGTCATTGTAGGTCTGCGTGAGCGGCACACCGGGGTCATACGTGACGCATCGGCACACCGAGTATTCGCTCTTTGGGATAGGGAGAGGAAACGTGTTCGTTTTTAGGCTGTAGTTTTCCGTGATAATCCCAAAATCGAGTACAAGCGGCGCGTCGCTCTTCTGCTCTGCAATCCCAGATATGATATTCGCCAGTGCATTTGCGCCTGGGTTTCCGCGCTTGCTCATTCCGTCTCACCTCCCGTGAATTCATCCGTCTCATTGGCGTCTGTCTCAATGCCGCTGAGTCCGTTGTCTGTCTCCGTCTCTTTGTTCTTTTCCTTATCCTCGTCAATGTCGAGGGTCATCTTCTGATCGTCCGCATTATGGCGCACGCTCTTGACGAAGAAGTAGCCGAGCACAGTGCCAGCTCGTACGCGGATACGGTCGCCCTTACGCAGGAACGGCAGGTCTGGCGCAACAAGCGTCGTCTTGCGCTTGAGCGCACCTCGCTCACGGAGAAGTTGATTTGCCGCATCTGTCGCCTGTTCGAGCGTCTTGCTGCTCTCCCTCTCTACGATTGCCTGACGCACCCCGTATTCCATCTTCCCGTCAACAGTCGCTTCAACGGATTGGTGCCCTTCCTTGTCTGACTTACCGACAATGATGACACGCGTCACGATGCTGCCGCTGTCGAAGGAATCCTTCGCACTGACCGTGTTGTCGCTCTCATCAAAATGGTAGATGTCCTCGTTTGCGCCGCGTGCGATGATCTCCACCTTTCCTTCCCGCGCACGGGCGAAGAAGATTCCGCCGTTCTTCTGCTTTACGTCGTTGAAAATTTTCTGCAACATATCGCAGATATGGCTTTTCTTGAACACCATCTTGTTGTGCGTGATGTCGGGTCCCTTGTAGTCATACGGAACGCCCCATTTGTCGAGGATTTGCGTTATCATCGTTTTGGTCGTCACACCATCTACGAAGTAGGCGTAATCCTCATTCTTTCGGAGCGGGTGCATCTCATCATAGGCTTCGATATCGAGCGTGCTGTCTCCATTAGTGTAAGTCGGCGCCCACTTTTCTACCGTTCCACGCACCATCTCTTTTTGCTCCGCGCCAACAGTTGCATAGACAAAAATCGGTGTTCCCGGCTGGATGAGCTGAGAGACGCGCTTCCCGTTATAGATGGTGTTGTAAACCTTCAAACTGATACGTACCGAAAGTTCTTTCTCGCCCTCCTCCCACCCGAGATTCGTCGTGATGTTTGTGATGTCGATCTGCTCTCCGTCGGGAGGAATGCAGATGACCCGATAGACAATATCCTTGATGCTAATCATGCACATCCTCCTATGCAGGGAGCTTGAGTTTCGTCCCTGCTTTCAGTGCATCCGCATCCGCCACCTTATCCCTGTTCATGGCGTAGATTTCCGCCCACCGTGCACCGTCACCGAGTTTCTGTTCGGCGACGCTCCACAGTGTCTGCCCCGCCGTGCTGACAGAGGATGTCTCAGGCGGAAGGGATGCCCGCGTGCTGAGTTCCGGGATGCCGCTCTTTTGCTGTGCGGCTTTTTCTGCATCCGCCTCCTTGACGGTCTTGATATGTAAGTCCTCCGCCGCGATGAGCGCGATGCTGTACTTTGCATCCCCCGCCCCGCCCTCGAACGAGTAGTCGAAGGAGTCAATATACACATCCATGTTGACGGAGGTCTGCGTGATAAGAAGATGCAGCTTGTTCCCTGCATCCTTCCACCGCTGAATCCGCCCGATGATCTCATTCGGCTCTTGCCAGTGCTGCGACTTGACGAATGACGCTTCTGTCCGACCATCTCCGGGAAAGACCGCCTCCCACGAAACAGCGGAGAGCCGTTTCCCTTTCGGTACTTTGACCTCTCCGCGTTCGATGATGTTATAGCTTTGAAATTGTGCCGCTTCCTTGACGCTGATCTTCTCCGGCACCCACGAAAGAGCGATGCGCTCCCCTGTCCCGTGGTTCGTCAGGTAAACGTCAGCGACACTCATGCCGCCGAGCATCCCGACCGCCAGCGACCGCCAGATGCCCGATAGCCCCGAACTTGCAAGCCCGCGCAGGACGGATGTCTTGATGCTGCGCCCGCGCAAAATATTGCCGACGATGGCATTTGTATTCAGCCTCACGCTGTCACCCCGCATTCATCACAGGCTGATTGCCGAATATGGAGGCGACCTTGCTTGCCAGCTGTCCTCCAATGTCATCCGCGATGTCCTCAAGGTTTTCGCGAATCGCCTGTACGACTGCCTGTGCGTCCCCAGAGCCGCCCGAAATGGTGATCGGTATACTTATCCCTCCCATGTCAATAGAAACGCTCTGAGAGCCGCCTCCCGTCGCCAGAGACGTATTCACGGGTACGGTGTTCCCGTCGTCACCGCCAGAAATGGCATCGTCGATTCCGTCGCCGAAATCAACGCCCATCATCGTGGCAGTGCGCTCTAGGAGGTCGAGCCCTCGGTTGCGGTCGCCAAGCGGGATGACCGCCTCTGGACCATTCTCAGCGACAAGCCCCCGATGCGGGGCGAAGAAGATACCGCCAGCCGCATGAGCCGCCTCGCTTCCGCCGCTTCCTTGCAGTCCCGTAATCTCCGCGCCCTTGCGTCGGAGCGCATCGAACTTCTCTTTCACGGGGTTGATGACGTTCTTGTCGAACCAGTCGGCAATCCCGCCAAAAAGCTCCGTGACCGTATTGTACGCCGATTGAAATGCGTCCGTAATCGCGGTGCGAACGGAACCCACAGCCGACGAAATCGGCTGCCATACCGTCGTATCGAACCATCCCGCGACCGCATCCCATACGGCACAAACACTATCCCATGCCGTGATAATGGTCTCCCGTATCACATCCCATGCGGCACTCGCAAGGTCGGAAATCGGCTGCCATACGGAACTGAGGAACCAGTCTCCCGCTGGGGCGAAGAATTCACAGATCGTATCCCATGCAGCGGATATGCTTTCTTTTATCCCGTCCCATGCCGCTTGTGCCGTGTCACGGATGCTCTGCCATACCTCAGAAGCGAATGCTTTGCCTTCATCCCAGTATGGCTTTATCTCCTCCCATACAGTTGCGCCAAGGCCAACGATGACGTTGATCGTGTCCTCCACGCGTTCACGTACGGGAGAAAGAGCATCGCCGATGTAGCCCTTGAACGCGCTCCACTGTGTACCAACGTACGAAGATGCACTGCTGGCCGCGCTGCCGATCTGCGACCACGCGTCGGATGCGCCTGATTTGATACTGCTCCATGTCGTGCTTGCCGCTTCGCTGATTTCCGCGAATTGCTTGCCGATGGATTCGCCGAGCATACTTCCGCCGATGGCACCGCCAATTCCGCCGATAACGCCGCCGATGGCAGCACCGGGCGCAGCACCAACGCCGCCAAAGAGAGCGCCGATGCCTCCGCCGATGGCCGCCCCCGCTTTTGCGCCCGCAAATCCGCCCGCCAGAGCACCGCCCGTACTGCCGACGGACGCGCCCATGCGGTTGGTGTTTTCGCGTTCGACTTCTTTAACGCGCGAGAGTGGCACGTCTCCGTTATCAAAGGCGTTTTGCGCCTCCGCAAGAGACTGTTGGTTCTCTTGATGGATGTTATACGCCTCATACGCGCCAAGCCCCAAGCCGACAACAGCAGCGGCGCGTCCGAGTATCCCACCGAAACGGGCGCGTCCCTTCGGCGCAGATGCCTTGCCGCCGCCTTTACTGCCGCCGACTTCAGGCACTGCGCCGCCCGCCCCGGAGCCGCCGTTTACCACAACGGACTGCGCATGGACGACCATGCTCTTGACACCGGGCAGGCCGCCTTCCGCAGCAGATGAACCGCCACCGCCACCCGACGATGCGTCCTTGATAAACCGCCCCGCTTTCTTTGCGAGGCTGGCGATTTTATAGAGCGCACCTGCCAGAACGCCGCCCGCTAGAATTGAACCGATGCCGTCCAGTTCGAGGAATTTGTTCTTCAGCTGCGTAAGAATATCAAGTGCAAGCCGTCCGACATCTCCGATGTCGAAACCATCCTTCATGTATTCCGTCAGGCGCTCAATGTCTTTCGTTACTCCACTGACGAAGCTGCGCAGTCCTTCTGCACCCTTGCCCTCCATGATGGAGAGCTGGAATGTCTCCCACGCGCCGCCGAGCTGTTCCATATCACCCGCGAGGTTGTCCATACGGGTCTCTGCCATTTTTCGTGCCGCGCCGTCCGCATTGGCGATTGCCTCCGTCAGTTTTTCATAGTCGCTTGCCGACGCGTTGACGAGGAGCTGGATGGTTTTCATGCCGTCTACACCCGCGAGGTCGTAGGCGTATTTCATCTTTTCTTCCTGTGACAATCCAGCAAAAGCCTCACGCAGATTGCCGATCATGTCCCGCAGAGGTCGTGCTTTCCCTGCGCTGTCAAACATACTGATACCGAGTTCATCCATCGCGGCTTTTGCCTGTTTGGTCGGACTGGATAAGCCATTGAACACGGCGGTGAGTCCGGTTCCTGCCTTTTCGCCCTTGATACCGCTGTTGGCAAGGATACCGATCGCAACAGACACATCCTCAATGCTGTACCCGAGCGACCCCGCGAGAGGTGCGACATACTTAAACGTCTCACCCATCATGCTGACGTTTGTATTCGAGTTCGACGATGCCGCCGCGAGTACGTCGGCAAAATGCCCCGAATCCGCCGCTTGCAATCCAAACGCCGTAAGCGCGTCAGTCACAATGTCCGAGACACGTCCCAAGTCCTCACCCGATGCGGCGGCGAGGTCCATGATGCCGCTGATGCCCGAAATCATTTCGCCTGACTTCCAGCCTGCCATCGCCATGTACTCGAACGCTTTGCCCGCATCCGATGCAGAGAACGACGTAGATGCGCCCATCTCTTTCGCTTTTTCCGTCAGTGCGTCAAGCTCTGTTCCTGTTGCCCCAGAGATTGCGGCGACAGTGCTCATCTGCGCCTGAAAGTCTTTATATGTCTTGATGGTGTCGTAGATGCCGTAGCCGATACCTGCGCCCGCGAGCATTTGCCCGCCCATCCCTGTGACGGATTGCACCGCACCGTTTACTGCGCCGCTTGCCTTTGCCGCAACAGTGTTCTTTGCCGCAATCGTCACCATCCACGCCTTGCTTGTGAGCGCCGTAAGGCGTGCCTGTGCTTCGCGCACCTTGATTGCCGTACGGTCTATGGCGCTGATCGTCGCATTATAGGTGCGCCCTGCCAAACTGCGTAATGTATCACGCGCCTTGCCACTGGTGGGCGTAATGCGGTCAATGGCACGGAGCACGACTTCGTAATCCGCTTTTGCGAATGCGTTGAGCCGTGCCTGTGTCTTTTCGATGCTCTTTTCAAACCCGCTCAGCTTTTTCTTCGCGCGGTCGAGTCCCGGGCTTACGTTGTCCTTTGTCTCCACAACAATGTCGATGACGTGTTCAGCGGCCATGCCGGCACCTCCTTTCTACTGTCACTCTCTGTTTTCCGCCTCAATTTGAGCCCGCACGCTTGCACGAATGAACATCCGCACAAGCGAGGGCTTCTTTGCATACTCATCCGGCGTGATATGCAGCCTCTGCAAGATATGATGCAGAAGCGTCAAATTCCCGCCGGAGAGTATCAGTTTTTTGTCGTCTCCTCCAACTCGGTATTGTCAAAGCCGGAGATGGCATCGAGCTGTTCAAGGATCTTGTCCTTCTCTCCCGACTTCAAAATCTTATCAATCGCATCAATGCCCGACGCGACATTCAGCGCCTCCCACATCTGCTTGTTGTCCCAGAGCTTCGCACGATCCTCGGGGATGGTCGCCTCATAGATGAGCTGGGAACGGTAGCGCACGGAGTTCGTCGTCTCAGGGACTTTCACACCGATGCGCCGATTGCGCACGTACTTCGTGTTCTTCGTACGGCAACGTTCGTATTCCTCTTCGGAAAGCGGGCGCATACGGAACGTGAACATGACGACCTTCTTGCGAATGATACGGACTTCGTACGTCTCATCCTTACCGTTCTGGTAGTTCGCCGCCGCGAGGAGCGCGTGGAGAATGTCGCCCTCAAACTCCTTCAGCTCATCTTCGGACGCGGCCTTGTCCTCTGCGACCTCCTCCACCGGGTCAGTAATATCCAGCAGTTTTTCATCTGTTTTTACAGACATACAAATCCTCCTTTATGTCAGTAGCTGAGCAGGTTTTGAAGCTCTGGCGGGCGGTTGACGAACATGCTCCACTGGCGTTTGATGAGGTCACCGACCGAGATGTTCTGAAGATCGACGTTTCCGCTCGGCACACAGTCGCGATAGATCATGCGCTCCTCGCTTCCATTGCGCCCCTTGAGAACTCCCTGAAATGTCCACATCGTCCCCTGTCCGCTATGGAGCATATTAAAGAGTTCCTGAATGAACGCGTTGTCCTCAACCACAACCTCAGTGAAGTTGAGCGACACGCTGTAGCTCTGGAACGCCTCATGTTCCTGCGCGTCGCCGAGCGGCTGGTACTTCGCATTCGTCACGTTGAGCTGTACTTGATACGTTTCCGTTGTTGCAAGAATGATGCCGCTCTCGTTGAAAAACAGGCCATCCTTCCCCGTGAACACACGGCGTGCATCAACGGGTCCTCTGGGATTCCACATTGATTATTCCCCCTTCTGTTCGGTGTGCTCCGGCGCAAAGCGGAACTGATACGTGAGATAAATCTTCTCGGCGCTGTCGATGTCGTCAATGGCGAGCTTGAACCACGCCGAATCCCCTTCGGCAGGATTGCCGGGATCCTCGTACACCGTCGAGCCAGCGAGCAGTTTCTTTTCGGCGACCATCGTGTTGATGACCTTCTGCGCCGCAGCCATGATAGTCTGCCGTCCGTCGGTATCGTTGTTGACGTTGCCGACCAGCTTTTCGCAGGTGCTGTCTACGCGGTCCATGAGCTCGAAGCGCGTTTTTGTGCGGCGAATCTTCTTCCAGCCCTCATCCATCGTGGCATCGGGAGTAACCAGTGTATTGATGGCACTGTCTACCCACACCTGATCGCTGTCATTGAGCGTGAGCACAAAGCAGCCCTTTGTCTCTGCTTTGATGATCTCGCCGTTCGTCAGCGGCTCGATGAGACTGACGGCGTTTGCAATGACATTGTGCGTGATGCTTGTATTCGCCTCAAACGCAGCAATCATGCCACCGATACGCGCCGCCGCACGCCATCCGTCATACTTCGTTCCGTCGCTCCCTGTCCAACCGTTCAGCACATAGACGATCTTCTCGTCGTTGAACGACGCCGCCTGTGTCATGCGCTCGGTCAGCCCCTGCGTGCTCTTTCCCGCGAGACAGGCCATGCCGAGATGCCCCGTCTGATAGCTCTGCACAACGAAGTTCTGCAAGAGCAGCTGCACCGCACTGTCATCGGTATCCGCGACAATACAGTTCCATTTGCACCGTTCAAGGATGTCTGTCCCCTTCTCATAGGATGCCGTCTTGACCGTCGGATTCTTTCCGCCTGTCATTTCCTGCTGTGTAACCGCCGCCAGAGGGCCCTGAATGCCGCCGACTGCCGTTGCCTTGAAGTTACGGCTCTGCGCCATCGCTGCTACCAGATTCTCTGGCTCTTTCGCCCCCGGCGCGAAGGAGAACTGCTCAAAGACTTCCGTCCCATCGTAGATAATGACCTGCCGATTGTCTGTAATGAGATTCGTCCGTACCGATACCCTGAACGCCCGTGCGCCGGGGTGACGTGCAACAATCCTCACCGCTGTAGTTGCGGGTTCTGCCGCATTCTTCAATTCGATGCTTGATGCCGCGCCGTCGTCACCACCGATACGGACGGCGCGCACCGTTGTTGCGCCGCCTTTGAACGCCTCCTTGACAGCTGCGACGGTGTCGGCCGTACCGAAATAGTCTGCGATGCTGTTCTGCATCGTGACATCCATATCGAACACCTCGTTGAGAGGTCCCCAATCCGCCTGAAAGAGAACTGCCGCTACGCCATTTGTCGCGCCAACGGTCTCAATGCCGCCGCTGTTTTCACGGCGATAGTAAACACCGGGGCGAACCTTTTTCTCACCAATGCTGAAAATACCGCTCATTCCTCAGTCACCCACTTTCTTGTTCCGAAACTTCATCACGATCTCCCGTGCTTCCGCCTTCGTTGTTTTCTCCTTGCCCGCATAGCGGAATGCCGCCAGTACGGAGTAGCCTCGCACGTCGTCACCGAACATATCGGGACGCTGCGCGAACTCCTCCGCTGTGTAGACCTCCTCCGTGACGGGATTTGTTTTTGCCGCCTGAGTTGGTTTTGTTTCCTGTTCAGCCATCTGCTGTCCTCCTTATCTAAAATTCGTTGTATGGATGCCGTGCGCGTACACACTACGTCTAAGCAGCCCGTACTGTACGCTGATGCGCAGTTGCCCCGTGAGTTCATCTCCCGCTGCGTCGCCGCGTAGTTGCTGAATGAACATCGGCGAGCCGTCAAGCATTGTAATCTCTCCCGCATAAGCAAGTGCATGACTGAACTGTTCCAGCCAGTCGATGCGGTCATGCAAAGATGGCGCGAAGAAATGCACCACGAGCTCTGCGTTGAGCCACACAACAGCGTTCGTCTCGCGATCAACTGACGTACCGCTCCTGCTGAAATATATGGCTGGATGCCCGCGCGTCGGCTCGTAGATGCCGGATAGCCGTGTCCTGCCAATCACGGCAAGGTGTACGTCCCAATCCTCGGCGTACTGACAAATCGCCGCAATCGGGTCTGGGTCACATGTCTCAAGAAGAGGGTATTCGTAGATGTCAAACGTCAGTGTCATTCCGACAACAAGCGGCTCACGGTCACCGACAGCCTCCTTGAACACCTGTGTATCCTTCCACTTTGCGGAAAAGGTTTCTCCATCCTCTGGCGTGAAGAATACGCCTGCGAGGGATTCGCGCACCAACGGCTCGATATCCTCGGGCGGCGTCCCCGTCGTCGTGCACATGATGTCCACGGAGAGCACCTTGCGGCGATCCCGTGCAGGGTCAGAGAAGGTGTCCGCCAGAAACACGATACGCGGGTACTGTGCATCCCCCCATGCCTCATCCTTGTCGTCAGGTGCCTCCTGAAAGAAGATGGACGGCAGTCCTCCGAATGTGGCGAGCTTCTCCGAGAGAAGAGCATTCGCAAGGAGACGTTTCCGCACCAGTGCTTCAACCGTAGCCATTTGTCATCTCCACTTTCTCGACAGCTGTTAAATCGTGACTGCAAGCAAGCGACCACTCGCCGCTCTTCACTTCCTGCGCACGGACGGTAAAGTACCGTGTTGCGCGATGAATCTGCGGTAAATAGATACATTGCAGTCTTTCTTCGTCAATATAAACAGCAATTCCGTTTATATCATCTTTCCATGTGCGGTGCCGCGCCCGCACAAAGTCTCCGACAGCAATTTTCGTGAGATCGAATGCTGGGGACTCCTTCGTAAGAATGAGCGCCATCACCTCACCTCCTCAAAGATGCGAACAATCTCAGGTTTTGCCTGATCGATGATCCGCTGACGGAAGGGACGCGCTTTCATGCGAGCCGTTCCGTTTTCAAGGATGGATGCGTAGGGCATGTCGCTCTTGATACGACAAACAATCCGCACACCCTTTCCGCGCCCCTCGGCGAGGACGAATCTTCGCCAGTTGCGGCGCAGATTGCCCGTATCGGGTGCGGGTGCTGCGCCCGGCGCGGATGCCGTATGCACCCCCTTTGCTCCACGACGATAGACACGCCCGGTACCGTCCTGCCCGAGCACGTCATACGCCGCTCCCTGCATGGCATTGACGGCGCGAAACGCACGCGACCGCGCCTGTTGGTTGAGGCTCTGCACTTCATCGTGAACCTCCGCCTCCAACGCGCGAATGGTTTCATTCACACTACTCAACGCGGTCACTCCTTTCTTCGACGTAGTAAATTGTAAAGATGCCAAGCATGGATGCGTTATCTACGCCGCATACATAGAAATACCGCCCGCCATGCACCAGTCGGTCCCCCTCTTTTGCGGCGGGTTCGCCGTAATGCTGGACGATGGTATGCGTCACAGGATGCTGCAAGGCTTTCCACCGCAGGATCTCCGATGTCTTTGCATCAGAGAGAACGCCGCGCACGACGCTGAACGTCGGCTGAAACACCGCCTTTGCGCGTCCGTTGTCCATCGTTTTCAGAGACTTGCGCTCGACAACGAACTGATGAAATAGGCTTCCCGGTCTTAGGTACATAACGACCGCCCCCGCCCCGTCCTGTTGTCGTGCATTCCCTCAAAGAAATACGGCGGACGATGCTGTGTGCCCGGAAGTTCCGGCAGAGAGCAGCTGATCGACAGTTCCTTTTTCAGTTCCTCATAGAGGGCTTTCCACTGTGCGTATCGCTGACTTAGCGACCATTGAACGGGACCGGAGCGCGTATCCACCTCGGGCGCGAAGCGATAAAGAATGCTCTTTATCAGCTCGAACTTCGCACGCCGCCATGACTGGGGGAATGCTGCAATAACTGCTGTGATCTCCTCATTCGTAAGAAGAGCTGTCTTATCCGGCTCCTCGACGAGAACGTCACCGAGTTCAAACCGCATTTGGTTCAATCCGCCGTCAGCAAGAAGCGCTCCGTCATAGGTGAAAGACCTCATCCCGCCGCCTCCTTATTTGCCCTTTTTCTTTGGTGTTTCCTCTGTGGTATCAGATGTCTCTTCCTTGCCCATCGCAGCCTCTACGGAATCATTGATCTGCTGGACAAGCTCATCGACGCCAACGGTGATGATACCCATCGCGCGGAGTGCCTCGACCTTCTCAGGCAGAACTTTCTCCGCAGGAATACTCTCGCCGATCTTATAGTCCGTGCCGCCGAAGCGGCACGGTTTCAACGCAACAAAAACCATGTTAGAACCTCCCGTCAGTCGACGCAGTTCTTGAGGAACACCGCGAGGTCATCGCTCGTTTTCTTCATGTCCGTCGCAATAAGCCCTTCGATGAATTCCGAGTGATCGGCAGGCGAACCGTCAAACTGGCTCGTCGCGGTATACTTCCCGTCGCCGAGCATATCCCATGCGAAGATGTACCCCGCCGACGGCTCGTCAATCTGCGGTGTATCCGTCGTGTAGCAGAGAAGCGCAGACTTGCTGTCGCAGATATACTTCATGTTCTCGTCCGCACCGGCGGGCGCGTCATTGTACGTAGAATCGAGCACAACGACTTTCTCTACGCCAAAGAGCTGCGCGAGTACCTGTTCCGTGACGATTGCAGGGTTTGCCGTCGTCCCCGTGTACTTGATTCGCTCCATGATGAAGTGGTTGAGCTTCAGCTTCGCGAACACATCCACGCCGAGTGCGAGCTTATTCGGCTTTCTGCGCCCGACACGACGAACCTCATTGATGAGCCCGTCGAACAGCCCCACAGGATCGCAGTTGCTGTCATCGAACTTCAGGAACTTCTTCGCCGCCGCGTTTGCCGTTGCCGCGCCTTCCCACTCATTCTTCCAGACGCCTGCCTTGAAAAAATTCTTCGCAAACAGGAGATCCTGATGCAGGTTCATCTGCTCTGCAACGAACTTCACCTTTGCGCGACGTGGATCCGCCGAACCGGGCGCACCGGAGCGCGTGTAGTCCAGTGCCGAAATCTTGTCGATGCCGACAAGCACCTGATCGACTTTACAAGCATAGGTGCTGTCCGTTTGCCCCATAATCGCGGGTGCGACGTGCCCGAATGCAGGCTTGCGCTGCACGTTGTCACGGGCGAGATCGCCCTTGCTGAAGATGTAGTAGTAGCTGGAAGAAAGCCCGACGGGGCACACAGGAAAGAGCTCACGCGCCGCGTACTCACCCTGCTGGAAATACGCCATACACATATTCGAGAGATAGGCGTTCGGCTTCCATGTGCCGAGTGCCTTCTTGACCTCAATGTCTTTTACAGAAATCGCCATTTCTATTCCTCCTCCACATCAGGCCTTCATGAAGCCCGACTTCGTAATCTGCACCTTGACTGCCTGTCCCTTCGCCGCGCAATCTTCGAGCGCGAATCCGAGAATGAACTTCCCGTCCGTCGCCTTGACGGCCAGCCCCTCCGCATCAGAGGCAAGAGGATCGCCCGCCGCGAATGCAGCACCGCCCTTCCACATGCCGATGTCCTTCACCTGCACATGAACATCCCCACCAATGGGGACGTTCGCGGGCGTCTCTGCGATGGTGACGCCCATCGGAATCAGCGTATCCGTACACGGACTTACACCGCCGCTCGCAGCGGATACCGCCGTGAATGCGCCGCCCGTGGCCGCCGCCTTTGCGGGCATGACAATCGTCGCGCTGTCATTGATAACCGAACCGTTAAACATTCTTTGCCCTCCTTTTACTCGAACTCAGCAATGAGCTCGGGATTCTCCTGAAATGCCATATCGCGTGCCTGACACTCAGTCATGTCAGGATGCGCCTTGCGGATCTCCGACACGCGCTTTTCGATGCGTGCCGCTGCATCCGATGTGCCGCCGTTCCCGTTCGAACCGATCTCGTCAAACATTCCCGAACGCTTTGCGATGTCAAGCGCACCGTCAAGAGCCGTAACAAGCTGGCTGTATGCCTCCTCGCTCGCCGCCTTCGTATTCTTCAAGACAGGTGCGAGCTCCTCGGGCTTCTTCCCGAGCAGTTCGTAGCGTTTTGCGACCTGCATGATCTCATCATCTTCCTGCTTTTCCATGCGCTTTTTCACATTTTCAAGCATCTCCGAGAACTCCGGCATGACCTCTTTCAGCACCTCTGCCGCCGACTTCTGCACGGGCGCGTCCACAATCAGCGCGGGATCGGCATTGGTCTGCGTGGTGGTCTCAGTCGCATCAGGTGCGCCGTAACGCTTCTCGATGTCCTCAAAAAATGCCCGCTCTCCTGCGGTCATCTTGCTCTTGTCAATCTTCATCTCTGCATCCTCCTCTGCTTTTGCAACAGGTTCTTCATCCTGCACAGGCGAAGCCTCGTGCTTTTGCACCTCTTTCCCTTCGCCCCACTGATTCGCGAATCCCAATGCGGCGATGTTGAACTCCGACAAGCTCTGCTTGAGCAGGGCTGTCTTATCCTCCACTGTGTCATCGCACACAATGGACATGAGGCTGCCACGCAGCGCATCCGTGACATTCCAAATCTCATTACAAATGCGCTGCTGGTTCATCTCGGAGTTCGCCGCACCGAACGTCTTTGCGCCGCCCTCGGCCTTCTCCACGTCCACGGCCTCATCATCATCCAAGCCAAGCCGCTTTGCGATGGCGTGGATGATATTCTTCATCTTGCTCTCTCCCACTTCCTCACCTCCTTTCGGTGCGCGTTTGAACAGCGCAATATGCGCCCGTTGATTTGCCCCCGCATCCACGAAATCCACCTTCGTGATCTTGAGGTCTTTCAGCTTTGTTGGCATAGCCTCAACTCCTTTTCCCACGAAAAAGGCGCTCATTATTGAGCGCCTGATCGCTTCTATACCGTTTCGGGGATCGCTGTCCCCTCAATGGAGAACATCGGGTATTCGCCCGACTTGACCTTCTCCCAGACTTCATCGTCCGTGACGTAGAATCCAACCCACCACCCCGTCGGCAGCGTTCCTTCGGGGATACCCATTACCGCCATTTTCTCTTTCGTGAATACGACCGACTCAACAAGTACAGCACAATCGCCGCGCTCGTGCATCTCCCCGCCCTCACGGTAGAGCCTGACGAACTCGTAGGCGGCATTTTCGAGCGTGTCAGGGTCGATGATGTCCTCCGCGAGATCAACGAGCTCTACGCCGCTCTCATCCTGCGATATGCTCGCCCAGCCGAAAGCAAGCCTCTTCTCGTCGCTCGATTTCTGGATGCTGAACCGTCCGCATAACGTATGCTCTGCTGTCATTTTTGCCCTCCTTTAGGTATAAGAAAAGCACCTTGCGTAATCTGCAAAGTGCTCAGCCTTTTTCATTTTCCTGCTTTTGGGCTATTTTCTGTTCGAGCATTTCTCGAAAGTCATCATACGTAATTCCCTTATCTAGCGGGAAAAAGATCTTTTCATCAGGAAATAGCTCCCTCGCCTTTTTTATGAGGTCAGCTATTTCTTTAGGCATTACTGTATAGCCCATACTGCTCCTTCAACTCCCTATAAAATTTCTTTAGTGCGGGAATGCCATTGATGATTTCTTCGCCTCTTCTGAGCCCAGTATAATATATCGTCATCATGTTCGCAATAAATTCAAACTCGCGACGCCCAAATATTTCCCAATATGCGGCTTCGTGACCGAACATACCAACAACTTCATTGGTGGTAATTGCGGCGAACATATCGCTGATGCTCATAACGCGTCCATCTGCCCCGTCCATCAGTGCCTGATATTCTTTCCTGTTCGCAAGTATGTACTCGCAGGAATCCGTCAAGGCTGCGTCTATGCTTTGCGCCATAGCGAATGTAAGTCCGTTATGACCATCAATAAGATGGGCGATTTCATGGGCATACATCTCCTCCCTATCATAAATGGAATATGTGGGCTCCCTCGGATTGACGTGTATCTTCCCCGTGTTAGGGTTGTAAGCCATCGGCATTTGTAGCGTATCATCAACGACGAAGTTCTCATCATTCAGATACTGCTGAAACAGTTTCTGCGCTCTCGGATTCACTTCTTTTGGCAGATAGTCATCTATGTCTCCCAGCTTTTGTGGGAGTTCTACCTTCGAGCTTCCTCCTCTTGCTGGCGCAGCGGTTTCCTTGTACTGAACCACACAACGACAACGAGGATGCGCAGGAGGCGTTTCGTGCATTCCGGGAAACATCTCTCTGCCGCCAATGTCAAACGACTCATCAAAACCAACCACCTTCCCGTTGAGTGCGCCGCATTTTGGACAAACGCGCTCAGAGCCCGCCGTACGCCATACTTTGACACACGCTCCCATAAGCCCCTCACGCATTGCACTCCGTATGCTCATGTTCTCGCCGCGATTATAGGCAAAGGCAAGCTCCGTGTTGGCGATCATATCTGCACGCGCCCGATGCTGGCGTGCCGCATATTTGAGTGCCGCTTCCTGTGCCTTCTTCGCTGCGCTTGCCTCCGTCATGCGCGGATGTGCCTTTAGAAGCGAATCATAGACGCTCTGCTGATACCGTGCATTTGCAACAGCGTCACTTTTCGTAAGTCCGATGCAGGGGCGGATGTGTCGCGCAATCTGCGCCGCTGTCCAGTTCTCCTGCTGCCCTTTCCAGAGTATCGTCTTGATCGCCGCACGGGTTTCTTCGCCGATGCTCGTAACGAGTGCCGCCGTACGGTCGCGAATCCAGTTCTGCACCGCTCTGTCCGAATCATCCAGAAGTACGCCGCCGAGTTTCTCTTCCCATGCCTTCGCCCCCGCTTTCATCGCCGTCAGATAGACCGGTGCAAGCCGTTCGTTGATGAGCCGCGCATAGTCGTCCTGCCACTGGAGAATCTGCTCCTCGTAGCCGTTCATGGCAGCCTCTCGCAGTTCCTTGTACGTGACAGCCGCCTGTTGGTCTTGGAACACCGAGTAAAGCCATGTGGCGAGCTGCGGCGATTCTGCGTTCAGGAAGTCATCGAGCCGACGCAGGATTTCTTCTGCCGATTCGCTGCTCTTTCGCTTATACACAGTACGTGCGGGAGAGAATATAAGCATCTCCTATCCCCTCCCTAGCCGCTTCTGTGCCGCCAATGCGCGTCCATTTTCCTCCGTCGTGGTATCTTCTATGTCCTGCGTGTTTTCCTCGTCTTGTGCGCGATGTGGCGGCGTCATGTTCGGTTCTGTGTACTCATCCAGACGTTCAGGAAGCCCCGCCTGCTGTCGCACGAAATCCTCAAGGCCGCTATCGGGTTGGAGCACACCGATGCCCGTCATCTTCTGGATGAAATCACCCAGTTTCAAAAGATCCTGTGTTTCGATATCCCCGTGTGTAAGTTCTGGATAACCCGCGATCCCGGGAAACCGGACTGCGTTCAGATCAACGAGCATCGGAATTGCCTTCTTGTTGAACTCCTCGCAAATAACATCGAGAAACGTTCCCACCGCAAGCGCGAAGATCTCTGTTTTATTATCCGACAGAGCAAAGCTGCCAAAACTGCCAACATTCTGGTGTCCGAGCAGAACAAAGTCTGCAAGCACCGTCATCGCCATTCGAGTGTCATAGCGGTCAATTGTCGCATTCGTGTCAAAGTTGCGTTTCCCGCCCGTGCTGAGAAGCTTCAAATCCCACCCCGAGGGGAGCACAATGCCCTCCATGCTGTCACGACGGATGTTCTTCACAAGGGCTTCTGCCAGTGTGCGTGTACGGACCACATCTGGGTCATCCCCCCATATATCTACTCCGTCAGGCGCAACAAGCACTGGAAGTCCCGCAAGATCACGTTCAATGCCGACGCCCTCGATCTCTTGAAATCTCTTTTTGAAATACCATGAACGATATGCGTTGCGAAGAATACTTCGCCCCTCTGGATTGCCTTTACGACTCTCCGTGCGGAACAAAAGAAGCTTCTCTATCGGGATCGTAATGAAACCATAGTCAGGCGGCGGCATCTGAGTCATGCCTGTGAGGTCATCGCGTGATCCATATTCCCACTGGTATAGGGTGTCCTGCGCACGAATTGGGAGCTTCTGCCACCCAATCAGTCCATCACTATATTTACTGCTTAGCCGCGCATCGCGCTTTCGCCCCATGCGTCGTTTGTAGACGATTTCATGCGCACTCCATCCATAAACGAGGAAAGATAGAATTTCTGATAGCGTCCCTGTCCATGAATCTTCCATGTCATAAAGACACGAATCAATAAATTCCGCACACTGTCTATCTACTTTATCCGCGCTTGCCGGCTGTACGTTCCAGTGGACCCCACGAATAAGCATCTTTATTGCAAAGAGGATCGAGCCGATAATATCATCATTCTCGGACATCTCGTGATACACCTTGATGCCGCGTTGTCCACGAAGCTCCGGAAGAAATTCCTCGTAGAATACGCCACCGTATCGATGCTGCCCGGTACGTCCGATTTCCTGTTTTATCATTGACTCTCACCTCTTTACATCCAATAGCTGTCTTTCATAAGCAGCGAATCTATCTTTGGTAGTTTGGCATTCGACGCCTTCGCAACAATCGCAAAAGCATCACTGCAAGCGTCAACCTGATCGTCATGTGCGGCATCAGGAAAGCCTTCCAACTCGTCAAGCAACTTGGTATTCCAGTCCCCTTCAAGGAGCAGAACGTTTCCAATTTGCCACTGCGCCGCAAAAGGCTCGGCTCTCAGAACCTTATCTTTCGAGATCGGCGTGATCGTCACATTGAACCCCGCCAGCTCTTTTTGATAGCTCTCGGCTTGCTCTTTCCCGGCCTGCCCCGGATCCTGCGGTATCGATATTCGAGTGCGTCCGAACACCGCCTTATCAGTAATTGCTGTGTTTCTTACGAGCTCTCGCACATGGGATGCGTTAGCCGCCACACATTTCATATCAAGGATGATATACTGACCGTTTTGCAATCGTGCCATAAGGCACCCCGCCGTTCGGTCAGGGCTCTTGTTTTCGTGCGTGGCTTCTGTCGCCGCCAGATCCCATGCCCGACAAATAGCTTCGATCTTGTCGGGGACCTCCCGTACAATTCGTGTTTGCGAATGCTTGAAATATAGACCCGCCGCGGGACGAATCTTCCAATTTCCCATCAACAAACGTTCTTTCTCCACCAGAGGTAGCCCGTGCAGATTTGCAAGATAGCCCGGATCTATCTGAAGCAGAGCCTCGTTATCGTAGACAGACGATGCGATAAATGTGACCGACTTACAAAGCTCGGGGCTGAACCCCTCCACCTTTGTGCACTTTTCTGTAAGCTCCTCAATGGATTCGCCCCATATCAGCTCGCCTTCGATACGGTAGAAGTACCGAAGAACTCCGAGCCGCTCTGGGATCGCGTATCCCGTCTCTTGATTGATCCACCACTCGATAAAATCGGCAACCCATGAATCTGTATCTGGGTTACACGTTGCTCGTACGTAGGGCTTTACCCCGCAAGTGGATCGGTTACGCGAGAGCATATAGAAAAACTGCGTCTCCGAGAAGTGCGTCAGCTCGTCAAACATGAGCAGCGGGATCTGAGCCCCCTGAAAGTTGTACTTCTCTTTCTCGTAGAACATGTGAGTGAATGTGATTTTAGCCCCAGACGGAAAACGCCACTGCACATTTGGAGTAAGCACATAACTCGCCCCCATGTGTGGATATATCCCGAGGCTGGTTGCAAAGAGTCCGCCGGCTGCGAGAATCTGCGGCCTTGACTGTCGAAACACAACAGCCTCAAATTGCGGATTATTTACATGACGCAAACACTCTAAAAGAAGTGCGTATGTTTTTCCGCCGCCCGCGGCCGCGGCTCGCATCTGAACGGCGTGAAACTGCCTCTGCGCCGCGTGAAAA